GAATTATTTATCGAGTCGTTTGAAACGCTCGAACAGAATATCAAGGACTCTTGGTTTAATACAAGTGTCCGTGATTCCGAGGCCAGAGAACACCTCTGGCTATCCTTACGACTCCTTGGGCAGCTACGCCTTCATCTAACCAGTATCTTAGAGACTGGAGAGATGGCGAAGAAACTTGAGGAATATCATTTATAGGAGTTTATTATGGTGGACACCCAACAGAATCCACAGATTGTAGGAGAACTGCCGGAAGACCCAACAAGCATTGGCACCGCGCAGGAAGCGTTACTCAGCCTCTTAGATTCAGCAGAAGAACCTGTTGAAGAAAAGAAAGAGGAAGAGGAACAACCGTCTACTGAAGACGTAGAGGAATCTGAAGAATCAGAAGAGGAAGCTGAAGAAGTTGAAGAAGAAGAATCTCCTGATGCTGATGATGAATCACCCGAAGCTGAAGAAGAAACTGAAGACGAGGAAGTCGAAGAATCCACGGTCTATACTGTAAAGGTAAATGGACAGGATGTGGAAGTCTCTGAAGATGAACTCATCAAAGGTTATTCACGGCAATCGGATTATACTCAGAAAACGCAGGAGCTTGCAGAATATCGCAGGCAGCTCGAACAAGGAGCGCAACACCTCCAGTCCGAGATAGCCCAGACTCAGCAGGCGAGAGCACAGTACGCAGATGCTGTAGCAACAGCAATCGAATCGAACTACTCACACCTCCAGAACTTTGCTAACGTTGATTGGGAACGGCTGAAAACTGAGGACCGGGAAGAATACCTGACCAAGCGTGACGAGTACCGTCAGGCCGAGGACAGCATCAACCAGTTGAAACAGAAGCACGCCGAAGCCTCTCAGCAGCAGCAACAGGAGGAAGCACAGCAACACCAACAGATGTTGCAGGAAGAGCACCACAAGATGGTCAGCATCCTGCCGCAGTGGGCAGAGCCGGAGACACAGCGAGCGTTAGCCAAATCGGTTACAGAGTTCGCACTCTCCAAAGGCTATACCCAGGAAGAGCTGTCACAGTTGGTCGATCACCGATCCATACTTGTCTTAATGCAGGCGAAGGCTTATGAAGACCTTGCTCGGAAACAGACGGAAGTCCGTAAGAAGAAGGTCAAGAACAAGCCCAAAGTTGTTAGAACTAAAGCCAAGAAAGACAAGTCCGATAACGCCCAAGCAGTGCGTGCTGAACGAATGAAACGTCTACAGCAGACTGGCCATGTTACTGACGCAGCAGGTCTGTTCGAAGATTTTGTTGAACTATAATAAGAGGAAATAACAATGACTATGCTAACGAATGCTCGGTCTACCTTTAGTGCCATTGGCATTAGAGAAGATTTGAGCAACATCATATACAACATCTCGCCAATGGATACGCCGTTTATGTCCAGTTGCGGTCGGGATACTTGCGACAACACTCTGTTTGAGTGGCAAGTAGACTCGCTCGCCGCAGCGGCTGCTAACCAACAGCTTGAAGGCGACGTGCCGAGCGCACTGGCCGTTACGGAAACGACTCGATATGGGAACTATACCCAGATCAGTTTCAAAACCGTAGCAACCACAGGTACGGCAGAGGCAGTCGATTTTGCCGGAAGACGCTCAAGCCAAGCCTACCAGATGGCGAAGCGCGCAAAAGAAATTAAGCGCGACATGGAAAAGATGCTCACCAGTGAAGACTTGAAAGTTGCGGGTAACTCCACGCTTGCTCGTAAATCTGGTGCCGTCAATTCCTGGCTCGGCAACTCCACTGCCGGTGACTCCAACATCATAGATGGATCGAATGCAACACCTGCGGGTATTGCTAACGCCGGTAATGGTAGTTCAGTTGCCAGTCCTTCAACCTCTGATGTTGTCCTTACCATGAACATGGTGAACCTTGCTGTAAAGGCTTGCTATGAGCGTGGTGGGTCTCCTGATACCATTATCAGTGATCCCGGACTTAAGGTGAAGCTCAGCGCACTTGGTGGTGCCACCTTGGCCGACCTTACGACAGAGACTAAAGGCGACAAGCCTGCTCACGCGATCAACGCAGTTGACGTTGTTGTGACAGACTTCGGAACCTTCAAGTTCGTACCTGATCGTTTCTGTCTCGGTAACCAGTTATATGTCATGGACTGGGACTACTGGTCGATCTCTTACCTCCGTCCTTTCCAGACGGTGAATCTGGCAAAGACCGGTGACGCAGTAAAGCAGATGATGCTTGCTGAGTACGGTCTCCGCGCAAAGAATGGCGAGTCTTCAGGCTCAGTCATTGGCGTGAAAGATGCCTAATTAGTTGTATAGGGTGGGTGGCTTCGGCCACCCTACCTTTTAAGGAAACAATATGACAACAAAGAAAGATTTGAAAAAAGCTCTCAAACCAAAGGCCGCTCCCAAAGAGCGTAAGTTTGACTCTGAAAAGCATCAGGACAATGTTCTTAAGGAGGCTATGGAGCTTATGAAAGATCGAGGATCACTACCGTCATGAACTGGGACTCCTTCAGGCCGACCAGATTCCATGCGGAACCAGATGGCACCTTCACAGCTAATACTATACAGGATGTCCAACCTAATATAGAGGAGAACAAGATTGACTTGAACTCCTACGGTTCTACCCTAACACCAGGAAAGCAGTACAGTGGTATGCGGGTAGCGTCCATCCCATTCAACGTGTGGGAAAACTGGATGAAGGAAACAAACGGTGAACTACAGAAAGACCCGAAGGTATTGAAGAAATATCTCAACGATCCTGACAACAAATACTTCAGGACGACACCAACGAGGATATAGTTATGTGGCTATACAGACCAGGACAAGCAGGTTATACCCAGGAGGATTATTCCATCCTGAACCAACATATCTACTTCTTATCTCGTAGATAATGGCAATCAACACTTACGGTACGCTCCAGACAGCCGTAGCCAACTGGCTTGACAGAGACGACCTGACAGATAGAATCCCAGAGTTTATAGCTCTGTGCGAAGCAACATTCAATAGAGTGTTGCGTATTCGTGCTATGGAGACTACCGTATCGGATACGACTGTCGGTGGTACGAAGACAGATGCGCTTCCTACCGGCTACCTTCAGATGCGAGAGATACACCTGACGACAAGTCCTGTGGTCTCTCTATCCTACATTACCCCAGAGATAATGTATCGGATACGATCAGGAAGCACTTCAGCGAAGCCCAACAGTTATACGATAGTAGGTGACAATCTCCTCTTCGGCCCAACACCGGATGGGGCGTACACCTACGACATGACGTACTACAAAGCATTCGATGCGCTCAGCGATGTCGCAACAACCAACTGGATTATCCTAAACGCACCGGACCTCTACCTCTACGGCACTCTTCTCCAGGCTGAACCATTCCTGATGAACGATCAGAGAGTAGCACTGTGGGAAAGAGGAATGCGTCAGGTCATCAACGATCTTCAGGAACAAGACGACAAGGACAGGCATTCGGGTTCAGAGATGCGCGTAATGAACACTTCTGGATACTTTTGAGGAATAGGTTATGGGACTAGAAACAGGTAATTATATAAGCGCACTCGTCAAAACGAACCCGCTTTCTTCAGATAATGTCAGTGAAGGCGATGACCATCTGCAACTAATCAAAAAGATTCTGAAGCAGAACTTTCCAGTAGGTACGGATAGTGTCGGGCCGGATCAAGTCGTACAGGTGCTGATAGCTAAATCGTCTGCACCTACTGTAGACACCAGTGCTTCCGGTCATGCGGCCAGAGCAATGGGCCTCCTATGGCTAGACACCACGAACAACGTCCTGAAGATAAGGAATCAGGCCAATGATGCCTGGGTAACCCTAGCCATTGATCCTGAGACATCCAACTCAGTAGACATCAATGCAGGTACGATAGACGGGGCCGCGATAGGCGGTGCCACGCCTGCTGCCGGTGACTTCACAGACGTTACAACCACTGGAACTCTGGTAGTCGGCACAGACATAACGATATCAGGCGATGATATCAAGATGGCGACCAACACCGATGCGTATATGCTTGTTGCAGACGGCACAGAGTACAGTCCTGTAGCAATCAGCGGCGACATCACAATCACCAACGCAGGTGTTACAAGCATAGGAGCTGACAAGGTAGTCACAGCTAAAGTATTGGACGGCAACATCACCAATGCTAAACTGGCCGACATGGCGGCAAACACCATTAAAGTCAGGAATGCCAACTCCTCTGGAGTACCATCCGACGTAGCATTAGCAACAACAGAACTACTCATAGGAGACGGCACAGGCTTCACAACAGCCTCTCTCTCCGGTGACGCTACCATGACCAACGCAGGAGCCGTCACGGTAGCCAAGATACAAGGCACAGCCGTCAGCTCTACCGCTCCCACCGATGACCAGTACATGAAATACTCCTCTGCCTCTTCAGAATGGCAGATGGTATCCATTACAGGTACAGATAAACTAACCACCAAAGGCGACCTCCTTGTCTACAACACCGTAGACTCAGAGACCAGACTCCCGGTTGGCGCAAATGATCTCGTCCTCACAGCCGACTCAACCGCAACTAACGGCGTAGACTGGGCTGCGGTATCAGTACCAGATAATTCGATAACACTTGCTAAACTAGAAGACGGAACGCAAGGCGATGTTCTTTACTATGGCGCATCAGGCGCACCCGCAAGGTTAGGGTTTGGCACCTCTGGTTACTTCCTGAAGACTCAGGGTACTGGAGCAGACCCGATTTGGGCAGCGGAATCCGATACTACTTACACAGCAGGAGATGGTCTTGATCTATCTGGTACGGAGTTCAGCACTGATCTTTTAGCCAATGGTGGCCTGGAAATACAAAGCACTGAACTATCAGTAGCGCAGGGTATTTCGCAGTACGATGTGGCTCAGTTTGCTTCCGGTGTTGCCGATAATGATCTCCTAAAAATAGACGGAACCTCTGTAGAAGGTAGGAGCGCAACTGAATTATTGTCAGATGTCAGTTCTATTGACAACTCCTGGACAGGTTCACAGCGAGCCACAGCGGTTACAGACAATGATGGCTCATACGACATGGACCTTGGCCAGAACTTTATTACGACTCCTTCAGGAGCAACGACCATCACGTTCACCAACATAACGGATGGCCAGAGTGGCTTCATCAAGCTAATCAATTCGGGCGGCGAAACAATCTCGCTCCACACCAACACCAAAGGCGATGCCAACATAGCAACCACAGTCTCAACGACAGGAACTTACTTGCTGAGTTACTTCAGCGATGGTACTGATGTCTGGCTGACCAACTCAGCGATATATGCGTAATGGCAATCTTTCCTGGATCAGCGATACCGAGCGCAGTATCAGACTATACGATAGACCAGTCGTTGCGGTTTGCTGATGGTGATTCTCCTTATCTAGCTAGAACTATAGGCACTCCGACTGATGCCTTGAAGTGGACCTTTTCTTATTGGGCAAAGAGAGGAGAACTGAGCGTGTATCATTATACGCTTGGTGGTGACGCCCCTGCTAATGCCCGAAATGGTCAAACAGGTTTTGGCCCAGACGATAAAATATTCTGGAGTCTTTTTGACATTAGTGACGAGAGACATACCTTAGATACTAAAGCGGTATATCGCGATCCTTCAGCTTGGTATCATGTGGTTAATATTTATGATTCTGCAAATAGTACCGCCGCAGATCGTATGCAAATATGGGTCAACGGGGAAAGGCAAGAAGTAGACGAATCTGGTACTGGTTCTCATTCATCAGAGTTACAACAAAATACCATAGAAGGAATTAACGGTGCTTCTGGGTACTATCTCGCGGTGGGCGCATACAGCACTGGTGTGCCGAGTTATAGCCAATATTATGATGGCCTTATGGCTGAAACGTATTTTGTCGACGGTCAGGCGCTTGAACCAGATAATTTCGCTGAATCCGATTCCACGACCAACCAGTGGAAGCCTATAGAGTACGAAGGAACCTACGGTGACAACGGTTGGTATATGAAGTTTGCAGCTACGGAACTGGCGAATAGTTTTGAGGATAGTTCAACCACTTTCATCCCAAGTGAAAATCTTACTTGTAATTATCTAGTAGTTGGTGGTGGCGCATCTGGCGGTACTGGAGATGGCGGTGGCGGTGCTGCAGGTGGTTATCGAGCAGGAACAGGTCTATCCCTAACATCAGGTACTACTTATACTGCTTTAGTTGGGCAGGGTGGTACTGGTCAAACATCAAGTGACTCTGATGGTAATAATGGGGATGATTCTTATTTATCTGGTTCTGGACTAACTACTATTACCGCTTCAGGTGGTGGCGGTGGAGGTGGTGGCGGTTCTGGCACAAATAATGATGGTGTTGATGGAGCTTCTGGCGGCGGCGCAGGTGGTAATGCTAGTTCAAGCAGTCAAACCGGGGGTTCTGGGAATACTCCTTCTACATCCCCATCTCAAGGAAATGATGGTGGTGACGGTTCTGGCGGCAAAGGTGGTGGTGGCGGTGGGTCATCAGCAGCGGGAAATGATGGAGATGTAAGTGATGGTACAGGT